TAGTATACATATGGCGAGGACGATACGATTCGGGTCGCCGGCATGATTACTTCTTCTTTCTACCCTTTGCAGTCTTAGCTGCACGTTTAAAATTAGCTGCGGTAGGAGCACCCTTAGCTCCGGGTTTTCTCATCTTCTCACCAGAGCCAGAAGCAATACGCTTTCTCTTGGCGTGGATGTTTGCATAAAGACCTTTCTTTGCTGCCATTAAACTTTACCTTTTTTGTTTTTCTTTTTGTTAAAAATTTCATCTAGTAGCTGATCTTCACCAGCCTGTTTGATTGCTTTCTTGTTAGTTCTAGCATCCAAGATTTTCTTCTCAGATTCTAGATCCATAGCAATCTTAGATCCATTGCGGACTTTCTTTTTTCCGCCTTCTGAATAAGTAATAGCCATTACTTACCTACCATTTTTTGTGCTTTTTTATGAGCTGTTGTAAAAGATTTACCAGCTCTCATTTCTTTACGCATCATTGCCATATGTTTAGCTGAATGATGTTCGGCATGCTTCTTAAGAGTTGCCTGTTGTCTTGGTGTTAATTTTGCCATTAGCATTTCCATCGTCTCATGGCAAGCGCCTTTCTTGTAGGCTTACCATTCTTTCTCATTGGTCCTTTCATGCCTCTGAATCTAGCACAGAAGGATTTTTTACGTGGCCCTCCGCCGGGCTGTGGGGCTTTAAGATTAGAGCCGGTTTCTCTGTTATACTTAGCCCTACCAGCTGCCGTAAGACCTCCTTTTCTACTCTTATGCTTGCCGATCTTAAGTGAAACATTCTTCTTCTTGACTGCCATTATGCTGTGCCTATTTTTAATTTAGCTCGTTGTCGTTTTTGTCGTTCAGCAAGTGGTACGTACAGCCCGTGTATAGCAGGGTCGTATTCTCCATCATTCAAAAGACCATTAGGTGTGTTAATATAAGCATCACCTTTTTCGTCTACAAAATAACCTTTCTCAGTTACTCTTTCAACTCCAGCTATCTGTAATGATTGACGATTGTTCTGTACATACTTTCTTCTTTTTTTCTTGCCTATCTGGTCAAGCTTATACCTGTTCTTGTTAATCTGAGAATTAGGATCATCAAAATCTTTTAAGTCTTTGACCGGCTTGTTGATTTTCTTTTTCTTAGGCATTGACGCTATTAGTTTTTTTAAATCTTGCAGCCTTCTTTTTACCATGACCAAAAAGGTTTGGTATTGGTAGCTGCTCGAAAGTTTCTTTCTTTTTCTTTTTGCCAGAGTAGTCTCTAACATCTTGATTGGGTGAGCCTTTGTAATAATCAGTCATTAGTACTTTTTACCTCCCTTCTTAGGTGGTCTACCTTTTTTAGTTCCGTAAGTTCCTTTTCCTTTAGGCATAATTAAAAGTCCAAATTAGATCTGTCTAGTTTTTCGATGATGTCTTGCCTGTAAGCAGGGTCTCTATCATACCTTTTATCGTTCATAGCTGCGACCAATTCCGCTTGACTACGAAAGACATCTGTGCTTGTTTTGGGTGCTTTACCTGTGTACATCTTACCTTCAAATCCGTTTGCTGCTTCGTACTGTGATTTGAGTCCGGATACTGCTATCTTAATAGCATCGACACTACCTGAGTTAATAATACTATCAAAGGCTTCCTGAGATTTTGCATCTAAACTACTATTAGCCCATGAAATCATATTATCATACTGTGTTTCTCCGCCTGCAAAGTTTTTAATTGTATTAATTTCTGACTCAGAGAGGTCAGCTACTTCTTCTGTATTAGCTTTAAAAGCATCGGTATTCTGTACCTCTAAATAAGCTTCAACTAACTCTTTGCTAGACATACCAGAGAACTTTTCTAGTGTCTCCTCTGATAGCTTACCATCATTTGCATAGTACTCGTCATTAGCAGATGTGATAAGAGAAGCCCCATCGCTGAGGCTAGTCTCTTCTGTCTCATCTTCTGTCGCACTCGTTTGTTCTACATCTTCAGTCGGCTCATCCTTTGAACCTAACTTCTTTTGTAGCTCTACGTATGCTTTCTCTAATTCTGCTGCGTCTTTATATTTACCAGCTAGTAAACCTTCTTGTTCTGCAACCAGCTTCTCACCAACGGCAAGAGAGTCTTGCTCGTCAGTAGTAAGATTGTCAGCCAAGGTTTCTGTTTGTGGTGAATTATCTATTGTAAATGTGTTTTCTTCTGCCATTACTGTTCGAGTGGTGTTTCTGAATCTGGTGCTAGTCCGGCGTTAGCTAACCCCTCTGGATTTTTAGTTGGGTCCATGAGTGGGCTGCTTGCGATTGAACCAGCTTGTTTAACTAGCTGTTGCTGTGCTGCCATAGCTTGTTGCTGTTGCATCTCAGCTTCCATAGTTTCTGGAGACTTAATTAAATTAAGCACATCAATACCTTGAGAAGCGGCTAGTCTCTTAATAGCTTCTGAAGGGTCAATATATTTAACCAAGGCTTCTGGCCCTAGTGTCTGTGCAATTGTGCCTATAAACTGTGTTAAGGCTTGTTGATCTTGTCCTCGGCCTAGACTATTAATACCGGCTACGATTTTAGGTCGTACTAAATCTTTAGGTAGCTTTGGTATCTGTTGACTACGGCTAAGTACAAGCATAATTCTGTTAAGGTAGGGTATGAGAAACTCGACTGTTAACAATGAGTACAAGCCACCCAGCGATTGTTCTAGCTCAAGCTGTGTCAATCGTACCTCTTCGGCTGTTACCCTTTCTGCCTGTCTTACATTCATAACTAAGAAGGCTTCAAGTATTCTCTTTTCTATCTGTTGTGCTAAGTTAGCAGCTGTCGCAAAGTCAGCTGTCTTACCTACCTGTACAACGCCTACATCTTCTGGCCTACCTTGTATGATAGCGCCATTGCCTGCTTGAGATAAGGTTTGTGGTTTAGTTGTGGAGGATGGTGATACAAGAAATATAACTTTACTTGCTACACTTGCTCCTTCTACAAGAGCCTGAGACAATCCATCGAGACTACGTAAGTCTCCAATAAACTCCTCTACTCTGCCACGTCCATAGTCTTCTCCATCGACTGTATTAAACCGAAGAACTAACCAAGGTGAGGTATTTTTAGGTGCTGTGCTTCGGCTACCGGGTAGTACTATGTCGTCTACCTCCTGATGCCATGTCCAGCGTCCGCTACTCTCATCCATCTTAACGCAAGTGTATACTTCGGCGTCGTCTTCATGTGAGTCTGGTGCGTTTGGCCCTGCTTCGGGAGGTTTAGGCAACTCAAGACCTAGTACCTTACGACTAATTAATTCTTTAGTAACTATCTCTATGACGTTACCATTACCATCTCTATTCACTACATATCTATTAAGTGGGTAGTGTTTCAAGCCGTCCTTACCCATAAATATAAGGGCATTGCCTGATACAATAAGATGTTTTAGTGCTTGATGTATTACAACTCTGTCATTTGATGCAGCAATGTAATCCATTATGTTACGTTCTATTTTTGAGAACGATAAGTCTAACTCACTTCTCATGCTAGGATCAAGCTCTTCTCCTAACTTGTCATCCCTGACTTGTAGTTTAAAGAAGGCTGTCTGTGGTGGTACGAGAGCTAGCATTAGCTTTGCAGCTAGTGTCACTACAGCTTTGGCTCCAACGGATTGAAAGGGTTGAAGTAACTGCTTCGCACCCTTGTAGTGTACGTCACGTGTGACGAGATATGGTAAGGTAAGTTCAGAGGCTTCTACAGCAACGTCTAAGAACTGTGATCTGTTCGACGATAGTTTACTGTATAATTCTCTGGCTTTAAACATTTAATCCTCCAGTTCCACCGCCCATCGAACCGCCGGTGTTTACATTTATTTTAAGAGCATCAGTTCCTGTTTTTTTACCAACTCCGGGACTGTCTTTCTTTTGCCCTGATCCATAAGCAACCTCTGCAGGCTGATCTGGGTCAAGTAATTCTCTTTTCTCTGGCCTTACAGCTTCTTGTTTTTGCTGTGTAACCCTAGGCTGAAAAGCCTGTGGGGTTGGTAGTGGTTGTGGCCTGTCTCTTCCTCCGAATACACACATTAGATTTCTTCTACTATAGATTTTATATATTGTACTACATCCTGTTGACCAGAACGGTACATAATGGAGGCTAGATCCTCCTTGGGGTGGACGGGATACCAAGCGAACTTGGTTT